GAGGGTCGCGAGGAATCGCGGCCCTTTTTGTTTGCGCGCGGCGGTGCGGGCCGATGCCCCACCCCGCTCGCTGAAGCGAGCTGCCCCTCCCCTGAAGGAGAGGGGAGGAAGAGGAGAAGAGTGAATGGTGGAAGTGAAGGCGGATGCGCTCGAGCAGTCGTTCGAAGCGTTGCTAGATGACGAGGACGGGGTTGCGGCGCTGAAGGCCGAGCTGGAATTGCTGAAGTCGAAGATCGCGTCGGGAGCGATCGCGGCACAGCGGCCGGCGCTGGACGGGGTGAAGTCGGCGGAAAGCGCGAGCTTCGTCGACCAGTATCTTCGCCGCGGGATCGAGGCGGGCCTGGAGACCAAGGCGGTCGGCAGCTCGACCGACCCGATCGGCGGCTATGCGGTTCCAGAGGAGATCGACCGGTCGATCGACGAGACCTTGGTGGCGATCTCGCCGATCCGGGCCATCGCTAATGTCGTGAAGGTGGGGAGCGCGGGCTATCGCAAGCTGATCGCGACCGGCGGGACTCCGTCGGGCTGGGTCGCTTACGAGGCGGCGCGGCCGGAGACCAATACGCCGACCTTCACCGAAGTCGTGCCGGCTGCGGGCGAGCTCTATGCCAATCCGGCGGCGTCGCAGCAGATGCTCGACGATGCGATGTTCGACGTCGAGAAATGGCTGACGCACGAAATCGCGACCGAGTTCGCAAGGGCCGAGGGCTTCGCGTTCGTGAAGGGTACCGGCACCAATCAGCCGTTGGGATTCCTGAGCTCACCCAACGCCACGACGGCGGACGGCGTGCGGCCGATGGGGACATTGCAATATCTCGGGACCGGCGCGGCCGGCGCGTTCCCGGGGACGAACCCGGCGGACAAGCTCATCGACCTGGTACAGACGCTACGCTCGCCATATCGGCAGGGCGCGGTGTTCGTCATGAACTCGGCGACCGCGGCGGCGATCCGCAAGTTCAAGACCACCGACGGCGCCTTCATGTTCCAGCCGAGCCTGCAGGCGGGGAGCCCGGCGACCTTGCTCGGCTATCCCTTGATCGAGGCCGAGGACATGCCGGATATCGCGGCGAACAGCCTGTCGATCGCGTTCGGTAATTTCAGGGCGGGCTATGTGATCGCGGAGCGCAACGCGACGACGATCCTGCGCGATCCTTACACGCACAAGCCGTACGTGCATTTCTATGCGACGAAGCGGGTCGGCGGGCAGGTCGTGAATTCCGAAGCGATCAAGCTTCTGAAGTTTGCTTGAGATGGCCGACTTTCAACCGAGGTTCGTCGACCTCGTTCGCAGCTATACGTCGACGGCAGGGACGGGCGCATTCGCGCTCGGCCCGGCGGTCAACGGGTTCACGGGCTTCGGCTCGGCGCTGCAGGCGGGCGACAGCTTCTATTATTCGGCGATCGGGGTCGACAAACCGGCTGAGCGCGAGGTCGGGCGCGGGACGCTGCAGGCGAACGGCACGATCAGCCGCTCGCCGATCGGCGGATCGCTCACCAACTTTTCGAGCGGCACCAAGACGATCGCGCTGATCGCGGCGGCGGAATGGTTCACGACGATCCAGAACGGTGCGGGTTCGCTCCAGGCCGTTGCCTCGAGAGCGGCCCTTGCAGCGTCGAGCGCCAGGGAGGTCCCGGCGGTCCTGACCGAGAGCGGGCGCGAAGGCCTGTTCCTGTTCGACAGCACCAATCTGAGCTCGGCGGTCGGCGCCGATCCGCAACAGGGCGTTTACATTGCGCCCGCCAGCGACCCGACCGGCGCTTCGGGGGCCTGGGTGCGCAAATATTCGGGCCTGGCCAGCGTCCGCTGGTTCGGCGCGGCGGGGGACGATGCCACCAATGACGGAGCGGCGTTCACTGGTGCGGTCGCGCATCTCAAATCGACCAAGCGGGCATCGGCCTATGGCGAGGGATCGGGCGGCTTGTTCGTGCCGGCCGGCAAATATTTCCTCGGAACGACGACGATCGACTTGACCCACGGTCTCAGGATCGTCGGCGAGAGCCTTGGCGAGGCGGGCGGCCAAGCATCGCAGCTTCGGTGGGCAGCCGGAGCGACCGGAATCCGGGTGCAGCGGTTCAACACGAGCGGAGCATCAGGGACATACTCCGGCGTACCGAACAGCAACGGCGGGGACGCATCGATCATCGAGAAGCTCGAGCTCAAGGGCGACTACACGAACTCCGACGCCGAATGCCACGCGGTTCACCTCAGGGCTCGAGCGACCCTGCGCGACCTCTATATCGAAAATTGGCAGGGCGACGGGATCTACGCCAACTGCACGGCTGGCTCGGGCGGCGCCACGGAAGGCAACGCCAACAATATCGAGGCGAGCCGGATCATGATCGCCGGTTGCCGCAACGGCATCTCTCTCAATGGAGCAGATGTGAACGCCGGCGCTTTCACGGCGATCAGCGCGATGGGGAACCGGCAGTGGGGCATCAACGACAATAGTTTTCTCGGCAACACGTTCGTCGCCTGCCATGCGTCCACCAACGCCGCCGGTCCTTACAGGACGAGCAACCTGAATGCGGTCACCACCTTCGTGAATTGCTATTCGGAGGCCGATCAGCCCGCATCCTCATTCGTCAATCGAACCCTGGTCCTGGGTGGACTCCATGGGGCCGGTACCGGCTCATACGGCGGCCATTTGTTCAGCCAGGGTGGACAATTGTGCGCGGCGCAGGACCTCATCGTTGGGCGCAACCTGCAGGTCGGCGGCTCGACAACGACAATGGGGCCGACGTTGGGGGCAGCCGCCGACAACACATTCTTTTTCGACAATACCAACTACCACAGCTTCCTCTTCGGGCGTTCGTGGGCGGCGGGCGTGCCCCAGATCGACGGGCTCATCACGTTCCACAGGGGCTTTGGGATCGACCTCAACGCAACCCAACCTGGAACGCAGGTGCGGCTGCAGGCCCAGGGCAACGACATCGTAACGGCCCAAAGCGACGGGCTGCACGTCAGCGGAATCGGGGCGTTCTCCGGCAACATCGGCGCGCTTAATCTGTCGGGCACGAACACGGGCGACCAGGTGATCGCCCTGACGGGCGACGTGACAGGCTCCGGGACCGGTTCCTTCGCGGCGACGATCGGAAACTCCAAAGTCACTTATTCCAAAATCCAGAACGTCAGCGCGACGTCGAAGCTGCTCGGCCGCGCTTCGGCGGGCGCCGGCGTCATCGAGGAGCTGGGACTGGCCGGCGGCCTGACAATGAGCGGCACGAACCTGACGCTTGGCGCCATCACTCCGACCAGTTCAACTGTCTCCGGGGCGGTCAAGAGCACCGATCCGGCCGCCGGCGTCGGTTACGGCGCAGGAGCGGGCGGAACGGTCACCCAGACGACGAGCAAGTCAACGGGAGTCACGATCAACAAAGCTTGCGGCCAGATCACGACGAACAATGCCGCGCTCGCTGCGGCGGCGGTCGTGTCCTTCACCGCGACCAACTCTGCGGTCGCGGCGACCGACACGATCAACCTCAACCTTGCGGGCGGCAATGCGACCGCCGGGACCTACCGTTACTGGGTCGAGGGGATCGCCGCCGGATCGTTCAAGATCGTCATCGAGAACCGGTCAGGGGGGTCGCTGTCCGAAGCATTGGTATTCAACTTCGCGGTCGTGAAGGCGGTGACGGCTTAATCATTCCGGACCAGCCAAACATAGAGGTTCGACGGATTGCGCCAGGTCCAGAACGGGCGGATGAATTCTTTCGCAATTCGCCGCGGCGCTGACGGAATTCCGCCCGGGATGAACGAGTAGAGATCGGGAAACGATGGCTTTGCCTCCCGGAGACCCAGGCGGGAGGCCAGATCGAGAAGGGTCCTTCGGCTGAAACTATTGATATGTTCCAAAGGCTGAACCGGCATGATTTTCTCGTAGCGACTTTCGCCGGACTTCATGCTCGCCAGGATGTTTCGTGCGCGTCCGGCGTCGGGGAGAGAGAGCTTCAAAATCCCGTCAAGCGATCGGGTAAGGCGCTCCAGAAGCTTCGCCGGCTCCGGGACGTGCTCCAACACCTGTTCAAGGTTGATGACATCGAAGCGGTGATTTGAAATCTCGTCGTCCGAAATCATGGCCACGCCTTGCGTTGAAACCCATGCCGAGCGGTCCTGCGCGAGCTCGGTCGCATAAGCGTCATGACCGAGTTTAGACGCGATGATCGGCCAAAGGCCCCATCCGGTGCCGTAATCGAGCACCTTGAGCTTCGGCTTGTCGAGGAACGATGACAGAGCCATCAGTTCGTGACCGTCGCGGGAGCCTTTCCAGTCCCTGATGTCGGCCTGGAACGTGGGAATCTTGTCAGGTGGATCGTCAGTTACGAGGTCGCTGTAGATGTAGCGCATCATTTCCGCGTCGCCGATGTGGCGCTGAAAAATGAGGCCGCAACGGAGGCAGCAATCGGCCTGATAAAAGCCGTCCAGGCCACTGGGGTCGAAATTGTAGAAGCGGCGAATGAAGTCACCGACCGCTCCGTCTGAGAAGCGAGTTTTCAGGAGAGTGACTGCATTCGACGGTCCGGCTGCCCCGCAACCCGGGCATAGTTCCCGCTCAACAAAGCGCACGGCGGCCTAAATCGCCGAAACGACGGCATTGTTCAAACTCGGAATCTGAAATTTCGAAAATCGGAATGCATCAAACATGAGCATCGGCGAATTCACGATGAGCGAGGCGGCGCTTTCTGAGCAGCAGTCGCCCTCGGCCAGCAAAAAAACTCCGCCGCGGCGCCAAGTCGCGGCGAAGGCGGACGCGGCCGCCCAACCCGAAGCACGCTGAGCAACAGCCAACATCAAAGGAATGCGATGACTTTCCTCTTGAAGGACCCCGACTCGGTCCTCGATTATTTGATCGACTGGGGCGCCGAATATCTCGGCGACGATTTGCTCGCTGAGAGCGACTGGTCGGTCGCACCCGATGAGGCGGGTGGCGTCACCATCGCCGGCAGCGACTTCGACGCGACCACGTCGACGGTGAAAGCCGGCGGCGGACTTCCGGGCCGGATCTATCGCCTGATCAATGAGGTCGTCACGGCTTCGGGCCGCGTCGACAGCCGGTCGATCGTGCTGCGCATGGAGAAACGCTGATGGTACCCGGAATCGCAGAGCCGGCAGTGACGCTTAGCGAGGCCCAGGCCTATGTCCGGATCGAGACCGGCGAGGAGGAAGCGATCGTCGCCGGACTGATCCGAACGGCGAGCGCGCTGTGCGAAGCCTTCATCAACCAGGTAGTCATCGCTAGGGCCTTCAGCGAGGTTATTCCGGTCAGCGGCGCATGGGAGCGACTTACTCCAGGCCCGGTGCGCGCAATCACGCAAATCGAAGGGATTGATGAGGCCGGCGCCGGGACGCCGCTGCAGACCGGCGACTATTCGATCGACGTGGATTCATCCGGCGACGGCTGGGTGCGTATTGCAGGTTCGCTGGCGTTCAGACACCTGCGAGTCTTGGGAACAGCGGGAATGGCGGCTGGCGAGAACGACGTTCCCGAACCGATCCGGCAGGGAATCCTGCGGCTGGTCGCATATCTTTTCAGCTCTCGCGATGGCGGTGGCGGCGAACCGCCCGCCGCGGTTTCTGCGCTCTGGCGGCCATATCGGCGGTTGAGAATCGCATGAGCGAGTTCGCAGGGACGCTGCGCGAGCGCGTGGTGATCGAGCGCCCCGTGTCAGTCCGAAATGCAATGGGATTGCAGGAACCAGGATGGGAGCAAGTGTGCCGCTGCCTCGC